AAGTCCAACTTGTCTGGCTTGGCACCAATACGTGGAGTTGCTGTTAGTAAGCCCAATTGAATTTCTGCTCTGTGTCCTGATGTTGCGTATTCCTGCATGGGGATTACGCTTTCAGCAATACTCATACCATAGAAGTTTTGTGCCAATGGCTTTGGTACCATGTTGGCCACAGGAATAAACTCTACTTCACGTGCTGAGATAACATACTGTCCTGAGTAGATCATTTCTACTAGTTCTAGTTCGCCATCACCATCAATGTCGTAGTGGTTCCAAACTGTTAGGACAGTAACTTGGCGTGCGGCTGGTTCAGCGGCAGCATAACCTGTTGATGGTAAACCGTTGATAGGCACAGAGTCACGTGCATGTAGGGCTAGGTTGTTTAACAATGAGCCTGCTTGATAAGCACCCACGTTGGAGTACTCAGCATAGATCATGAACTCTTCTAAGTCAATGTCTGGATACAGTTCTGTTGCTTCCATAATGCTCATGGGCTTGTAGAAACCACAGAATGGTTGTTCTTGAATGTCAATAACTGTGGGATCGCACATCCAATAGTGTTGTGCAATAGGACGGAACTTGACGTTGATGTTGTAGCCAGTTAGTTTGTATTCTGCTTCGTAAATGGTGTTGCGTGCAATGGCTTCATCCAAGGCATCTTCACCATCTTGTAACTGTATGTTGTCTTCTGCGGTTATGCCAACTTGTGGACCATTCAATGCATCAAAGTCTTCTGTTACAGCTTTGGCGCGACTTTGGTCAATACGATTCTGTACCAGCACATCTGCTTGTTCTTGTGTGCTTTCAGCCAGGAACTGTTGTGTTTCTGCAACAACCTGTTCCATGTTAACTGATTTCTTACGACGGCTGGTGCGTAACACTTTCAAGCCTGCTTCTTCAGCTTGTTGTTCGTAGGCTTTTAGTTGATCCAAGGTGCCTGATGTTGTGACATAGCGTGTGATTTGCTCACGCATGGGGGCAATCAGCATTTCACCATTCTTGTGCAAACAAGCATCCATGATCCAATGTTGTAGGATAGCGTGTGGATCATTGTTTTGGTTGATCAACTTGTTGACCATGTTGGTGGCTTGACGTGCTGCCACATCATCCTCTTCATTGTCTGCCACAAACTCAAAGTTGATCTCGCCATTTTGTGCAAGACCTTTTGAAATAACAGCAGTGGCATAGTCTACCACAGGTTTTACCACAGGGTGAATATAGTCAATACCGTTTACTGATTCTGTTGACTGTGTAACAGGTAGTACCAGGTAATGATAATCACTTGCACGGTTTAAGTTGTTTTTTGTATCCAACAAGCGTAGGTTGGCCGCACACTTGGTGTCCAACATACTCTTCATCTTGACAAAGCGGGCCATTTGCCCTTTGTGATTGTTTAAGTTACTAATGACTACGTTCTTGATATCAAGCATTATTATTACCTTTGTTTATACATTATTTATTACAGTTAACCTGCGGGGTTGTGGCTACGCTTCCACTCTGGCTTGGCTTGTTCATTGTCATATTTGGCATACTGATTGCGTGCGGCTCTAAAGCGTTGTTTAGGACTGCGTCCATCAAATGGTTCGCTAATGCCGTTCAAACAACCTAGTAGTGCGTAGCGTGCAGAGTCAATACAGTCATCTGGATCGCTAAAACGTCCATGTTCATCAGCATAGTAGTTTTGTGCTTCACGCAAGAACTCCACACAGTTTTCATTAACATGCAAGGTGCCCAGTTCCAGCATCTGACGCATGACGTTGATACCATAGCTTTTGTGATTGGTACGACGCCCTTCACCATCAGGTGGATTTCTAATAGCGTCTGGATGTACGTTTAATTCATACCGTTCAAACAGTTCACGTATGCTGTCTGCACTCATGGTATAACGACCCTGTGTGTTGGCATCTGCTGGCAACACAATAGGAGTACCAAATACTTCAGGACGCATCAAGTGATTGATGTAGTTCATGGGGTTGGCTTCTTCTGTGCCTTTCACAACAATCTGTTGATGCAACCAGGCTTCTTGTTCATTGGGGTGATAGTACATTAGACTGATAACTGTTTTATCATTTACTAGACCCAAGTCCAATGCTATCACACGATGTATGCCTGTGGTGTTGCGGAAGTCAAAGTCACCTGTTTTGTATGTGGGCCAAGTTCTAATTTGGAACACAGCACCTTTACCCATAACAGGCACACCGTTACGACGTGCATCACGTTCATGTGGCAAGTAGTCACGTTCCAACTGTTCACGTGTTGAGTTCAGCAAGAATGGTTCGCCCCAAGGATCATATTCAGGCACATCATCCCAGCTCACACGAATATGGTTGTAACCTTCTTCATGATTCCAGAACTTTGATACAAGTCCGTTAAGACCTTTGAGTGGAGTAAACGAACACAACACTTGTCCTTGTGTGGTAGCAGTACGTGTCACAATTTCACTAAAGAAGTCATCAGGTGGTTGTTCATCAAACACAGCCAAGGTCAATTTGAAACCCTGCATCTGACGCACTTCCTGTGTGTAGTTGGCAAACACTAGATAACTGTTCTCACCACTAGCGTGACGTATCTCCACACCTAGGCAATTGGCGCCATCATTACGCATGGTTTCAAACTTGATGCACTCTCTGGGGATCATGCCTGTGCCAATTGAATCAGCAATCTTGATATCCTGTGTGCCCAGCAATTCATTTTGTAGTACCATTGCAACTTGGCTCCAACCCTCACCTGCTACCATCACTGTCACAGGCTTGTTAAAACGACGAGCTTGTTCTGGCCACCAGGTGGGATAACGTCCTGTCAAGTGACAAGCAGTTTCATAACAGGTGCTTACTGTTTTACCAATACGGTTTGCGGCTAGAATACCACGACGATCACTAGTGCCTGTGGCAAAGAATTTTATCTGATGATCAAACGGTCTAAAGTATTTGAGTTGGTTGTAACGCATGTCGTCTTGTATGGCATAGCACAAGTCTTGAAAACGAGTCTTGGCTTCAGAATTCAGTATGCCCAAGTTGTCTGGTGCCAGTCCATTGTCATCGCAGGCCACTCTTACAGCACGACGCATTAACACGCCTGGATCAATCATTTAGAAACCCCTACGGATTTCATTCAGCAACCAGGCAGCGTGAGCCAATTCTTGTAACTCCTGTGTGGCCATGCGCCAGGTATCAGGATCAGCTACATCAACTCCATCACGCTTGTCAAGACCTGCTTGCAAGCGTTCCATGGTTAGACGTAAACAATGTTCTACCTGTCCTGGATACTTGGCAGCAAAGGCCTCACGCAAGCTACCATTGACCTTTTGTAGGATTTTGGTATCAGCAGTTTGTACTGCCGCTGTGTCTTGACGATCCATTATACCTGCCAAGGATTATCGTTGATCATTTCATCACGCACCACAAAGTCACGGTCAACCCATGCGTCCCATTGATTGGTTTGATTCATGCGTTGCTTACGCATAAAATTGCGTAGTTTAGTTCCAAGTGGTGTGTAGCTACCATCGCTACGTTTGACAATCTGTTCACCTTGACGTGGGTCTACCCAGATGTACTTTTCTGGTACCAGCTTGCCATACTTGTTGATCTTTTCACCAATGGCACGTTGTGCGATAGGTCCCAAGATTTCATACGTGATCATACCGTTTGAATACTTTTTAAACTGTACAGAGCAGTTCTGATCTTGTGCTTTGAATTCTGGATCTGGGTGTGGAAATAAACCTGTATGGAAACGTAGCACTTCTTCACCTGCACGCACAATGTCTGGATCACGTGGACCAAGTTCTTTGAGTGCTTCAGTGGGAATCATTTCTGCTTTGTCCACATAAGGATTTTCTGTGCCCAAGAACTCTACGTCTGGTGCGGCACCATTCAACACATCCATGGCCACTTGATACTTTAGTTTGTTGGCACGACCTTTAAGGTCTAACACAACGCCTGTGCGATCAAACACAAAGCGTTGTAGTTCTGTTGCTGTGGGAAAGTCCGTCATGAGACCATCTAGGTCAAATTCTGGTGCTGTGTATTTGGGTTTTGCTTCTTTGGTGGGTTTGGATTTTGCTTCTGGTGGCGCAACTGCGCCTGTGGCCTCTGGGGCTGGCGCTGTCAGTGTTTCTTCTACGTCCCATACTGCTGGAGCTTGAGTCTTCTTGTTCATTGTGTGTTCCTTTCAAATTGTATGCAATGATGGGCATGTTAAGGACATGCCCAATAACCTTGGTTGAAGTATTGTTGTTATTACAATACTTAGCTTGTTACGACTTTAGTACTAGATTACTTCTTAAATTTGGCGTTGACTGTGCTCTTAACAGACTCCAAGCCAGATTCAATAAAGTCTTTGGTCTTCTCGCCACGTGACTTGAATGCATTTGTGATCATGTCAGCCAATGGAGCACGTTCCTTCTTGATTGACTTGAACTCTGTACGCTTGGCTGTGTCTGTACGGTTACCTGTACGTGGACCTTGCTTGGCATTTACGTTGTCTACTGCGTTTGGATTACCTGAATACTTGCTCATAATATATTTTCTTTCTTAACTGGATGTGCCAGGTAGGGTTGGTGTAAAGAACACGCTGGTTGTGCCTGCGGCTGTGATTGCGGCCACATAAACATTGGTCTGATCAGCCAACTGTTGTGTACCAAAGTTACCACTTAGAGTCATGCTTTCATTTGGTGCTAGAGGAATGCCACCACCATCACCTGAAGCTGAAGGATAATCCATAGCGGCTGCGGCTGCGTAGTTACTAAACACACCAACGTAGGCATAGACAGAACTATTTGCGTTCAACACATGGAATGTATTTGTTTTGGTAGCAACGTTACCCACGTTGGCTGTTACGCCTGCGGCTGGTGCTAGTCTTATGGTATTGCCAATAGCTGTGATACTCATTACGCATTTCCTTTACGTGGACCAATGCCCATGTTGATCTTGTCAGCATTGCTTGGACATTTGGCAGTGGCTCCGCCATTGATCTTACCGCCTTGAGCGGCAGTGGCAATAGTCTTCTTAGCGGCTGGAGCACCTAGGCTGTCAGCGGCTGAACTCTTGTTGCCTGTACGTGGACCCATACCAACATTCATTGGCATTGTGGCACCGTATTGATTACCTGTGTAGCAACCTGACTTACGGTTTACACCGTCACCAGCCATGCCTGCGAAATCTAAGTTTGTGTCTTTTTTCATTTGTTAAGTCCTTTAACCTTTTTAACTTGTTTATATCCAGCAACATCAGTTGATATGGATTTAATATATTTGCCGCTACCAACCTTCATTACTGCCTTGGTTGGGTTCAACTTGTACACACCTTTTTGAGATGTCTTGGTTGCGCCCACCTTGGAACTCTTAGTACTGGTACTCTTAGAGCTCTTCATCTTTGCTGTCCAAAAAGTTCTTCATCTTTGGCTTGCTCTTGGTCATCTTTGCGGCGCCACGATCAACGTCTGCGCCTTTTACAACACTTGCTACCTTGCTGTGATAGTGCTCACTACGCTTGCGACTGTGAGCACTATGGTGATCACCCTGTGCCTCACGTTTGGTACTATACGCTATAGCCACCGCTTGTTTGGGTGGCTTGCCTGCCCCAATCTCTGCTTTAACATTATGGCTAAAGGCTTTTTTGCTGGTTGATTTTGTCAATGGCATATGATTATTTAGCTTTGTTAAAAAAGCACCTTACCAACGGTAACCCTGATTGAACTTGCTTTGTGAAGCTGATGTCTGTGGTTTTCCTATCATGGACACCTGAGGTTTGACAGGAGCCTGAACTGCTGTGGGAACAAATTGTCCTGTGCTGGACTTTAAATTTGGGAACACTGATTGTGTGGGAATCTTGATGTTGGGTGAATAACCTGGTATGGCCACTTGTGCCTTTTGTTGTGCTGACAAGGGCTGTATGACCTGTCCAGTATAACTGTCCCATCCTAGATTGATATTGTTCTTGACTGCGTCAGGCATGGGTTTAACTGCCTGTGTGGCTGTGAATGTGCCAGCGCCTGTCATGGGTGGTTTCATGCCACCCAATCCAGTAAATCCTATTCCGCCTAATCCGCCCATGCTCATAATGTTGTTTACCTTTGTTTATTTTTTGGTCACTGTGGCCAGGCTTGCTAGTGCTTCTGCAAAGGCCTGTGCTTTGGCTGTGACAGCATCATCTGACTCCGTTGTTTCTACTTCTACCTTGTCTGCTACAACCTTGTTTAAGAAGGCTCTATCATAGTTTTCTACCTTTGACCAATCTGCACGATTGATAGCGCCTGCATAATTGGTAGCTAATCGTTCAGCATAGGTCATGCCCACTTGGTGTTCTATTTCACACAAGAGGTCTTCTAGTCTAATCTTATTGCCTGAGCCAGGTTTACGTCCCGCACCAGGGCGAGCTCCACCGTGACCATTAGTCGTTTTCTTTTCCATACACTTATTTATGGCATTGAAAACTTGATCTTTATTCAAGCGTGGCTGGAAAAGAGCACAAGAAAACGCCCTAACACCACTAAGGAACCTGTTGACGTCAGGAATGAAATAGTGTTAGGGCTAAAACAGTTATTAACTGTTTTGGGGCTTGCGTGCGGATAGCTTTTCTACTGGTTCTAATGCTGTAATGTCTTGTTCTGTACACGCAAACTGTTCGCAGATGTCTAATATGGCATCCATACGATCCACTGCCATAGCGTGATATACTTCTGGTTCTTGTAGTAGTTTAAACTTGAACACTTTCATTCGTCATCTCCAGGTTCTTGCAACTTGGCCCACATCACATGCTGTTCAAAACGTTCCACATCCAACATACGCTCTATACAAGTTTTAATGTCTTGTTTGGTTATATCTTTGCGTGGCTTGGAGTTTACTTCTGGGAACATCCAATAACTGCCATTCTCATAGTTTTTGGTATCAAACTCCAAATGGAAATCACCGTGATTGCTTCTTAAATGATCTAGCCGTTGTTGCCAAGTTTGCTTGATTTGTAGGGATTGTAGTTTGTTCAATGGAGTCCAAAG